TTAGCGTACTGCTCAAACGAATACTCCACTGCTGGAGTGATCTCGCCTTCTAGTACGCTTCCATCTAGTCGAACTATCTTTAGTTTTGCCATGGTTTGCCCCTTTGTTTAGTTTTTTAGAATGTGCCGGTAGTAGCTACTGCAACAGTTGAGTTGCATGTAAATGTGATTGACTGTGTGCCAATGTCACCTACTGCGCCGTTGATGTCTGTTGTGTTATTGACAAGGATTGAGACAGTGTAAAGAGGGTTTGTAGCAGATACTGCTGTTCCCTTTGCCTGTAGGAATACAGCTGTAACTGTGGTTCCCCATGCTGCCTGTAGTGTTGCCAATACGTTCGCTGCTGCTGTGTCGTTAAGGAAGTCAATAGTCACTGTTGATGACTCAAGACCCTTGACAAACTTGTGTGAACTGTCACCCATTGCAGTAACTTCTAGTTCATCGAATACGCGGTTGATCGTTACTGCTGTGACGTGGTCTGAAAGATCAACAGAGTTAATCTTCACGCCCACATTGTTATTTAGAAATACAGCCATGAGATTTATTCCTCTTCTTTCTTAGTTACTGGCTTTGGTGCTGGTGTGCTAACCTGCCCGATTTTCTTCAGGAAGGCTTCGTTTTCTTTTTCCCACTCGGACATATTAACTCCAACTCGTTAGGATACTGACTGACATCTCGCAGCTGAGTAGGTCTCCCGATCCAGCGTTAAGAATACTTGGTGCGCTTACTGCGCTTACATTATACGTTAAAGATGATGCTGCTAACTTAGCGAACACGCCACAAACAAAATCTTCTATGCCGTTGAGGTTTCCCTCATTATCGAAGAGCGGCGCCACAATCAGCAATTTGAAAGATGCCATAGGGCTAATACCAATATGCTGATTGTTAGTAGGTGTTATATATGGATCATCTGGAGACACGATTACAGAGTTAGCCAATACCACAGAAGGCGGAAAGGCAAAGACTTGATATTTATTATTGTCTACTAGAGCAGTCGCTAAAGTCGTGCGAAGTGTCGTTATTGCTACTGGAGGCATTAGCCCACCATAGAGTTAGGGCTTAGCGCATGGGCAATCATGCCCCTGATCTTCGCCAGCAATTGCGCTGACATCCGATAAGGGGATGGCTGGAAATCGACTGCGTTTGAGCCAGAAAGTGTGGCTGTCTTTGCTTGCCAGATTTCAACAGCGATCATTAAAGCTGCTAATTGAACTGCTGTGTCAGCTGTGTAATCGACATAAGTATCGCCTGAGACTGTCCCGAATGGCTGGACTGGATGTTCTACGGCTGGAGTGTTGTTGTTGCCTGTAATGGCGTAAGTGATCGTGTAATCGCCTACTCCAGTGAGAGTCTTGTTGCCGTTGTGCTTTGATCCATTGCCAGCGATATGAACTGTCTGACCTACATAGAATACTTTTTCTACTTTATCCTCAAAGTATAGAGTGCCAGTAGTGGCTGTGTTGCTGTGTGCAATGTTGTAATAAGAATTAGTCCAAAGCATAGGCAATAGGACAACATCTGCTGCATCACAGACTTCTTGCAAATTGGCATCAGAATACAACGTACCGACTCCGAGAGTGCTTCGGAGTTCTGCGACTGTAGTTAGTGCCATTTCTTTACCTTTCTAAAGACCCTAGGGAGTCGGAGGGCTACCGACCCCCTAGAGCGACTTAGTGTGCTGCTATTAAGCAGTCATGTTGAAGCGGCGAACACCCTTACCTGACTTAGCAATGTAAATTGCTAGGTATCCGTAAAGGTTGATCTCAACTTCGCCTGTTGTCAAAACATTAACGCGAAGCTGTGTCTGTGGTGATTCCCAGCAGTAGACAGATGATGGTGCAACCAAGAAGGCTGAATCATCAATGATGCCTGATGTTGTGATGTTGTGATCAACGATTAGGTCTGTGCCCAATACGTTACCGCGAACAGATGAAGCTACTGCGTTACCTGCTGCGTTGTATGTTGCACCTTGTGCTGAGTAGAGTGCGCGACCTGTTGTGTCTGCGTAGCCTGTGATTGCAGCCCATTGATCAGTGCTTGCAACTAGCTTGTTAGCAAAGTCTCCGCCTGTGCCCTTGTATGCTGCTGCACCTTCTACAGAGATGAATGACTGTAGTCCTGCTGCTGTTGTTGCAACTGATGTTGCTTGTGTACCAGATGCAGTGAACGCTGCGATTAGTGCAGCATCTGTTGCCTTCTCGTATGCCTTGCGAAGTTCGATCATCATTAGTTCCATGAACTGAGGTTGTGATCTGTCAATTAGCTCGAAACTTACTCTCTGAAGTCCACTGAACTTGTTAACATCCACAGTATCGTACGCGCTTGTCATTCCTGTTTCAGATGGTGCTGAACCTTCGTTAGTATCTGCAACTGTTGGAGCAGTGTTAGCAGATGATGCGTTTGTGTAAAGTCGAGGAACTGTAAAGCTCATGCCTTCTGCCATAAGTGCTGCTGTTGTTGCAGCTTCAAACGCTGGACGACCTGTGAAGGTATCAGTAAGGAAAGTATTTAGGTGTGGTGCCAAAGTCAGACCTGTATTTGTAGATGTTGAGTCATCTGCTGCGCGAACTACGCGGCGAGCCTCATCATCACCAAGTGCGGCCTTGATGTTTGCTTCTAGGTACTGTGCTGATGTGATTGGTGCAATGCGCTCACGCACAAATGTCGTTGCAGTAATAACAGGACGAGCAGCTTCAACCGCTGCTGCCTCTACTGGTGCTGCAACTGTCTCTGGAGTATTCTCCACAGCTGTCTCGCTTTCTGTTGGTTGGATTTCTTCTACTGCTTCTGGATTTTCCTCAGCAGCAACATCGATAACTTGAGCAGACTTAAAGGCTGGCTCTGTTACCAAACTTACTTCAAGCAACTTGGCAGCGGATACAAACATCACGTTGCCTTTCTGCTTTGATTTAATTACTTCAACACCTACAGATAGACCTGACTGAAGTCCTTCTTCTGCAAGGATTAAAGCTTCAGATCCGCGATTGGATCGTGAAATCTTAAATGATGCATAAATGCCATCTTCTAATTCTGAGAATGATGTGGCTTTACCTAAAGGCTGCTTCATGTCGTGTTGGTTTAGTAACTTAACAGTGTTTGGATTCTCTGGAAGTGCAATAGCACCTTTCTCAAAGACAACCTTACCTGCGGAAGTGTTACCAACTTCGCCTGTTCCTGCTGGCACAATCTTGCCTGAGATTAAGCGTTCCTCAACATTGGCAATGAGTCCAGATGAGAAAGTAATTATCTGATTTTCCATTATTCCAGTCCTTCGCTTCCATTAGGTGTTAAATCTTCCATCTCCATTGCTTGTTCAACTGTGATCAAGCCAAGAGATAGCATCTTCTCAATTACTAGCAAACGTTCCATTGGTTCTGTTGCCAAGAATGAAGAATCAACATCAAAGCGAACAGCATTGCCGCGAGCAGTAATGTCATCCATTGACAAACGATCTTCGATAGCACAAACATAAGGAGCAAGGCTTAGAGAGAAGAATTGCTTACGTTCATCTAGGACGTTGGCGTATGTCATGCTCTGGTTCGCCTCAGCTGATAAAAGATAACTAGGCACATTGCATAAACGGCTAATTTCAGTAGCCAAAAATTGCTGCGCTTCATCGTACATCATGTCTTTAGGTGAGAATGATGTTGGCTGATATTCAAGGGTGCTAGTTAAGTATGCAGTGCTGCGATTATTGCGAGCGTTCTTCCATGCAGCAAGTAATCCTGCTACTTCTTTTGGATCTAAGTCTGCTCCGTTATTGCGTAGCACTCCGCTAGGCATTGGTGTGGATGCTGCTAGCACTGCTGCTTTGCGAAGGTCAATAGCAGCTCTAATAGTTTCAGATCCACGTTCTAGGATACCTTCATCAAACGCTTGGAAGGTGACAAGAGATCCAACACCTGACATTGGTACTGCAACAGCTTCGATATAATACTGAGTTACTTCCATGCCATATAGATCAGTTTGAAATGTTACTTTGACATTAGGTATCCACTTAAAGCGAGATGGACGTCCATCTTCTGCATATACTTCTGTAACCTGCCAGTAAGCAACGCCATACATAAGCAACGAATCAACAGTCCACGCCATTGTTACTGAGCGAGGTTGATTGATTGCTGGTTGATCCACCCAGATTGGGTTTCCTAATTCTTCACCTGTGGACTTGCGATATAAATTTAATGGCAGTCCACCAATAACTCCTGAAAGCAAGTTACGGCACTTGGCTACTGAAGGAACTGACATTGCCTCATTGCGTTGAACGCGAGGTAGAACATAATTGTAAAGCGAGTTTAGATTCTCACCCATAATAGAAGGGGCGTATTGCGCTGTAAGCGATGTCTTATTAGGAATGGCAGCTTCTGTTTTGCGAAATAGACCCATAGACAGAAACTATAGCATTTGTCAAGACATTACACAATATGCTAGGGCGTGTCTAAGTATAAATCTGTGGCTTAGGCTGAGGGATCATTAACTTAGATACCACCATAGCCAAGCCGATAGGTGCGGAAATATCTCCAGCAGACTTTCGCTTGATGATTCTCCAAGCCGAATCATTGACCTTAGCTGCGCAGTTATTCATCTGCTGGATAAACTCTGCCTGTCCATTATGAACTACTCTGTGATTGTTTAAGCCTTCTGCCAGATCGCCACAGGCTTTGTAGAATTGCTGCCCACTTACGTCCTCGCAGACAACACCACTATTCATAAGGCGATCTGCAATAGTCTGAGTCGCGTACTTGTCAAACGCCACCAAGCGAGGCTTATAAATGTCACACCATGCCTTTATACTGGCAGCCATTTTTAGTTCATCGATTGCTACTTGAGAGCTGTAAGTCTCTAAGATTCCAATGCCTATTCTGCCGTCTGGCAGTAATTGACCAGCCACGAGCGACCCATTTCTACGACTCGGACTTACGTCAAACCCAAAGACTGTATAAGCACCGATAGCCATTTCAAGTGTGCTATCAGATGTTTCCTCAAGGATCCCATGTT